CTTATTGTCCCGAGGGAAAAATCAAAAATTTTAATAATTTCTGGTGTTCATGGATTTGAAAAAGCATCGTGTTTTGCACTGTATTATTTTGTAAGAGAACTAATCGAGAGCAATAATGAAATTTTTGATTACTTGCGATATAATATTGACTTTGAGATTGTACCGGTAGCGAATCCGTGGGGTTTTGAAAATTTAAGCTATAGACAATCCGAAAATATCAACATTAACCGAGATAGTGATTATCGTTGGGAAAAAAACAGCGACATTGGAACCGGAGACAAACCGTATTCTGCGGTTGAGACAACATACTTAAGAGATTTTATTAAAAAAAATTATGATGCAATGCTTATGATTGATTGGCATACAACAGGTGCGGTTGATTTTAGAACTCCAGATTACACAAATTGGATAAGTGACAACCTTCTTGACTTTCCAAATGAGAATGTTCTAATTGCCAATATTGCGCACACAGAATATATATCAAGATATATCAATCAAAAATATAATCTTGGTTATAAGAAAGGGATTCTGCTTGGAAAGCTAACGCACGAAATGACAAGCGGATGCACTGATGCGATTGCATGTGGCATCGGAGTGCACGGATTATGCTTTGAAGTTTCCCCAAAAACGGAAAATGGAAATGTGCATGATGAAACTGTAGCAAAAATGAACACAGAATTATTTACGCATTATTTGATGACGGTAATCAAGCAATTTCAAAAAAATAATTAACTAAATAACGCAGAAAGATAACTACCGATACCATCTGAAATACATAGAATGGTATCGGTAGCATTGGAAAAGGATCATGAATCATGTTTCTCAAGCCACTCGGAAAGAGCCTTGCGGATAACCCACGATGCGGTACGCTCCTCGCGTTCGCAGTATGAGATAAGCTGCTTAAGCTGTTCCGGTTCAAAGCTGATCGACATTTTCTTGTACTTGTCCTCTTCGGATTTGCGTGGATGAGCCATGATAACCACCTCCTCGATACCACTATACCAGATGCGAGTGAGTGGTAGCAAGAAGCAGTGATATATTGGGATATGTAGGCGTAACAGACTAAGCGCCGGATTTTATAAGTTTACTACCATTACCACTAAAACAGGGCGAAGAAAAAGGGAGCTGTTAGACTCCCTTATCTTCCAGCCACTGATCCATAGCTTTGCGAACACACCAACTGATAGTACGTTCTTCGCGCTGGCAGTATTTCAAGATGCGCGCGAACTGCGCTGGAGTAAAGCTGACGGATTGTTTGATAGCCTTTTCGCTATCTGGTTTTGTAGGCCTTGGCATATTACCACCTCCGTAAGATCTATTATAATGGTGGTAAGAGGTAGGAGCAAGAAGTTTTGGTAATTTCGCGGAATAAGAAATTTGCCGCCGGGTTTTAGTGAACTAGATTTTTGAGAAAAATCGAAAATATATTCGAAATCGCGCATGAAATGTGGTATAATAAGAGGGTAGAAAACAAAAAAGGGAGCCGAACTCCCTGACTACCAATCTGAAAGTTCGGCTCCACCCACCCATAAGGGGGCTGTGCTTATTATAACACATCCGCCTCCTTTTGGGTACCCCATAAGGAGGTTTTTTTATGCGCGAACAGTTTGTGAAAGAATTCGTGACAAAGCTTGTGAACCAGATCCCGGATGATGCCATCAAAATCGTGTACCAGAAATTGACCATTTTTGTGTCAGACTACGAAATAGAGCCGAGAAAAACAGAAATCGTTCCATATGAGGGATATCTCCCGGAATGCTATGAGATTTATTTCGCAACACGGAAAATCGAGGGCCTCAGCATCCGTTCACTGGAGCTGTATAACATGGTTCTGCGGGATTTCTTTTTCCAGGTCAATAAGCAGCTGCCGGAAATCACGACGAATGATATTCGAATCTATTTGTATCAGACGCAAGAAACAAGAAAAATAAGCAATGCCACGCTGGATAATCGCAGAGTCATTATTCACACATTCCTGGAGTGGGCGGCCAACGAAGGATACATCGGAAGCAACCCATGCCGAAACATCAAGGCGATTAAGTACGAGCGAGCACAAAGAAAGCCACTATCCGGAATGGAACTGGAACGGGTGAGAAATGCGTGCGAGACGCTCAGAGACAAGGCCATGATTGAGATGCTGTACAGTACCGGATGCCGCGTGACGGAGCTGGAACGTCTGAACATTACAGACGTAGATTTTGAGCAGAAGGACGTGCATCTTTTTGGAAAGGGGGATAAGCACCGTACATCGTGCCTTAATGTACGGGCCGAACTTGCGCTGAAAAATTATCTTGCGACAAGAAATGATGATAACCCAGCCTTATTTGTTTCAGAACGCGCTCCTCACGGCCGGCTGCAGAAGCCGGCGATTGAGAAAAGGGTGCGGCAGTTGGGAGAGATGTCTAAAATCGGGCGGAGAGTGTATCCGCATCTGATCAGACACACGACTGCGACAGATGGATTGGATCGAGGAATGCCAATCGAAGAGGTACAGCAGTTTCTCGGGCACGTAAATATTAACACCACCATGGTCTATGCTCAGGTATCAAGAGCCAATTTAAAGCGGGACCACAGACGGTACATTGTATGAGAGCGGATTTCCGCTCTCATTTTTTGAAGGAGAAAACATGACTGAGATTAGAGCAGGGCCCGCGCGGAGGCCCTATTTTTGCATATAAAATAAGAAGAGAAGGAGAAAAAATCATGAAAATTATTGACTCTTATAACGCTGTAGTGGGCAGCGTGGTAGCGGTGCTGTCGTATCTGCTGGGGCCGCACTGGATCCTGTTTGCACTTTTCCTCGGCCTGAATGTGGCAGACTGGCTCACGGGATGGATGAAAAGTAGAATCGCCCACAAGGAGAGTTCCAGCGCGGGCTGGAAAGGGGTACTCAAGAAACTCGGGTACTGGCTTATGATTGTAGTAGCATTTGGAGCGAGCACGGCTTTTGTTGAAATTGGCAATACAATCGGGATTGACCTCAAAATCACAACACTGTTGGGGTGGTTTGTCTTAGCGTCACTGCTGGTGAACGAAATCCGGTCGATTATTGAGAATTTTGTGGAAGCCGGATTTAATGTGCCAATAGTCCTGACTAAGGGACTGGAAGTCGCGGACAAAGCAATCAACCAGGAGCAGGAAAAGAAATCAGAGTGAGGGCGGCCAACAACCGTCCTCTTTTGCGCCGGCGCAATTCCGGCAGAAAGAGCGAACATGAAAATTGATAGGTCATACATGTGCGCAATGAACAAATTACCATAGACGTACATAAAAAGACCACACGGGGCTATACGAGGCTCTGACGGGCGAATAACAGGAGGTTAGAAAGATGGAAGTATTAAAATTTCTGGAACAGATCCCGTTGCCGATTCTGGTGGTGGCACTTGTGATCCTGGTTGCGATCACAGTAGTGATGGCATATCAGTATGCAAAGATGCGCGGCATGGACGGCATCCAGGGGGATGTATACCAGTTGATCCTGAAAGCCGAGCATGTCTACAATGAATCCGGCCAGGGAAAGCAGAAACTCAAATGGGTTGTAAGCCAGGCACGCGGACTCTTACCAAAGTGGATGCAGGTTTTTGTAACAGAAGAAATGATGATGAAGGTAATTGATGAATGGTTCAAAGGCGTGAAAGACCTGCTGGACGACGGGAAGGTAAACGGATCCCAGCAGTAGTTATAAAGAAGGTCAAAGAGCGGGCATCATACCCGCTCTTTTGCTGTGAAAGGAGAACGTCGTGGCAATTTCACGAAATATGAATACGGATGCGGCATATAACTGCCTGATCGCTGCCGGGGCATCAGTTTACGGAGCTTGCGGAGTGATGGGAAATATCTTTGCAGAATCGGGGTTCAATCCCCGTAATCTGGAAGACCTGTGCGAGGAACGCCTGGGGTATAAGTACACAGACGATACCTATACCGAGGCGGTAGACAGCGGAGAGATCTCTCGGGAGTTGTTTCTGCATCCGATGGGAGACAGCCGCCAGTATGGCTATGGCCTGTGCCAGTGGACAAGTGCTGGCCGAAAAGCTGGATTGTATGATCTGGCGAAAAAGAAAGGGGTTTCGATCGGAGACCCGACAATGCAGATTGAGTACATGATTTCGGAACTGCAGAGCAAGTACCGAGGCGTTTTCTATGCACTCAAGAACGCGAAGACAGTGCAGGAAACGTCAGATATATTCTTGACGAAGTTTGAGCAACCCCTAGACACTGGATCCGGGGTAAAAAGCAAACGAGCCTTTTATGGCGAACAGTATTACATGCTCTATCAGGGCGAAAACGAGAAGGAGGAAAAACCTATGAGCTTAATTTCTAACAGCGGACACGATGAAAACGGCAGATATTCCGGCGGCAGAGCTGGAGATCAGACAGGAACCGAATGGGCACTGATTCCGTGGTATTCCCGTCCATGGAAGTGTGTATTAAGATACCCGAACTCAGCAGTCCGCGCGAAAATCGCAGAACTTGCTGTGAAAGCCGCGAAAAACGATCTGGTTGGTTACGATCAGAGCCAGCGAGACACCTATTGGCAGCATCTCAAAGCCAGCAACTACGATCCATCACAGATCACGGTTGCTTGCGAAGCTGATTGCTCTGCAGGAGTCATCGCCAATGTCAGAGCGGTCGGTTACCTGCTTGATATTGATGCCCTGAAAAATCTGAAAGCCACCTATACCGGAGACATGCGGAAAGCATTCAAGGCAGCGGGATTCCTGGTTCTGACTGAGAGCAAATACCTGAATGGCCCGGACTACCTGTTAGAGGGAGATGTCCTGCTGAACGATGGAGCCCACACAGCCACCAACGTCGAAAATGGCAGATATTCCGGCGGAACATCCGGGATGAATACAAATACCGGATCCGGCAGCAACAATGCCAGAAACAACGTTTCTGATGGTCAGAAATGGCTCAACAGCAACTATGGGGACAAGATCCTGAAGTATTGTGAAGCCAAACTGCGCGTGGACGGAGACTACGGCGATAAGTCCAGATGGGCTGCCCTGGCGGTTTGGAAAGACTTGATGAACCGGAGATACGGCACGAAGCTGGATCCGACCAACAAGAACTTTTTCGAATCATGCAAAAAAGTTGCTTCGAAAGCCACCGTCAGCCATGGAACTCAGGGAACCTTTACCTTCCTGGTTCAGTTCATCCTCGCAGCGAAAGGATTTTATTTCGGTAACATGGACGCTCTCTGCGGAGACGGACTGACTGCCGCGATCAAGTCCTACCAGAAATCCAAAGGCCTCGAAGCCGATGGATACTGCGGAGCCAACACCTGGTACGCACTGTTCAACTGATGAATCAACTGACCGGTTGTGATCCTGAAACGTGATCGGTCAGAAGTAACCAGTAAACCACGCAAAAAGACTTTCTTACCGGAGAAATCCGGTGCAATTCCATATATGCAATTTATACGCCACTTTGCCCTGGGTATCTTCGGATACCTGGGGCTTTTTTATTGCCATTTTTTAAGGTAAAATTAAAATAAATATATTACGTAAAATGTATTGACATATTGCGCAATATGTGATATATTATAACCATAGAAACGAAATAATAATTGATGAAAGAAATATTTACTCGGA